CGGTAATGTATACGGAGTAGAAAAGTTCAAAGAGATATACGCAGAAGCAACTTCTATACCATACGGGTTTTTATACTTAGACTTATATGGATTTACTGGAAACAATAATAAACCAAAAGCGTATCAAAACTTTACTAAATTATTATATGAAGCACCTATTAGTTATAATAAAACACTTAATCCTAAAATTTCAAAAAATAAAAAAAATCAACTTGAAACAATTTCAGAAGAAGATTCTGATTCCGAATAATTATTTAATTTAAATAATTTTATCTAGTAATAATTATTTACAAAATGGATAAATTAATTAATTTGAAAAAGGAAATATATGAATTAAAGGAAGAGAATAAAGAATTAAAACAAAAGTTATTTAGAAAGAAATGTTTACTAGATGAAATATTAAGTTTCTTTTCTGAATATATGGATACATTAAATAATACAGAATATATTGAAATATTATATGATAGAATAACTGAAGTTAATTTAGATTAATTAAATTTAATTTATTAGAAATATTATCTTATTAGTAATTATAATTTATTTATAATGTCTGAGTGGATCGATCATGTTAAAAAAGTTGCGAAACAGAAAGGTATTTCGTATAAAGAAGCGATGAAAGTTGCTAAGTCTACCTATAAACCAAAAGGAAAGAAAGTTGAAAAGAAAGATGATAAAAAGAAAAAAGGTAAAAAGGAAATGAAAGAAATGGAAGAAAAGAAATAAATTAACTATTAATTAAATCATAATTTAGAATTGCTATTTCATTATTTTTTTCATCTAGTTGTCTTTTTAAAAGCATATTATCTTTAATAACATCTTTTAAGTGTTCTTCTAATCCTCTTCTTACAGCATTAGTTAATTGAACTTCTCTAAATTTTTCTTCATAAGTCATTAAATCCGGAAATATAAATTGTGTAATATATGAATTACTAAATGAGTTTTTAATGTATTCTTGTATTCTTTCAAAACTAGATTCAGTTGAATGAGGCATTTTTATTAATATATATTAACTAGATAATTTATTTTTAAATTATTCAAAATTAATCAGATTGTTAAATTATTTTTTAAAAATTTTTTTCTTTTTAGTATTTATAAAAATAAAAATGTTTAAAGTTGATGGGTCAAATGTTTATGTTCCTTCTAAGTCTGTTGCTATTAAACCTGATGTAGTTTCTGATGTTGTTGGTGAAGACCAAATCCGTTTTCATCTTCCTTCTTATCTAGGTTTTATTGATGTTAATCAGACTTATATTAAATATAATCTCACTATTGAAAACGCTAGAGGGTTTTTAGTTCCTGATAAAAATTGTGGCGGACATGCACTTTTTAGAAATGTTGAATTAAGAGATGGTAACAATAAAGCACAGTTAGAACTGTGTGAAGATTACAATGCTAACTATTCTCTACTTTCAAATTTTACAAAGCAAAATACTGTCTCTCATAAAAGAGAATTGTTTAATGGTGTAGTTTCCAAAGGTGGCGAGCGTGCTATGGATAGTATCCTATACTATGGTGCACCCGCACAACACGGAGGGACTGTTGTTGCTCCTACTGGTTTATCTAAAACTGTATTAACTCCTAAATTACAGTTTGGATTAAATACTGGTGTTTTTAAACAAGGACAAGCACTGCCTCTTGGAGCGATGAATGGTATGAGAATTACTATTGATACTGAAGACCCTCTCCGTGCCTTACAGTATTTAGAAGATGAAGTTAAAAGTAGTTCTAATCGATTATCTTTTTTTCAAAATAGGATTTTAGTTCACGACGACGGGGCTGCCGGTAACATTAAAGCAATTGGTGACGATGCTCGTGCTGATGATGCTGATTTAACTACAACAATTTTTAGTATTGAAACAACTCATTCTGACCGTCTTCTTATTCCTTTTGATGTTAATGATATTCTTTATATTTCTAATCAAGGTGGAACTATCGTAAATGAAGAAGAACTAGGGACTATTGTAGGGTTTAACACTGCCGGGGCGACTGGTGGGGGTCGTGTTGCTATTAGTTACATTCCGAATAGAAATAGAACGGACGGACTGGCTGCCAATCATACTAGTGCTGATTCTCAATTATATATTAAAATTGCTGATAGACAAGTCGCTCACAGTGGTAGAATTGGTGTTGCTGATGTTGGTAGTAACACTGGGACTTTTAATATTCTTGCTCCATCTTATAGAATGTCTGAAATTGAAATGATAGTAGAACAAATAACGCCTCCGGTTCAATACGTTCAAGCAATGATGAAAGCGGTGATGGGTGAAACTGGAGTTCAAATGGATATTCTAAGTTATGACTTATTTAGACATAATCAAAATAACGTTGTTGGTCTACAGCAGATTCTAATTCCTACTCGAATGACTAGAGCAAAATCTTTATTCTCACAACCTTTATCTGTGTCTTCTTTTAGAAGTCTAGCAAGTTCTTCTTTCCAAGGTATCGCTGATAGTGCTAGGAATTATGAATGGATACATGGGACTAATCATTACCCTACTCGTCTTGCTCCTTTAGAAAGATATTCGCAAGTTATTAATTTCAATAATAGATTTAAAACTGAGGCTCTTCACTGTTCTGAGTTACAAAAAGCAATTAACAATGTAGACGAAAAGGTTCTTAGTCTTCAGAGAATTCCGGAACACTTTAGTATCGCAAGAGGTTTAACTAAATACGGTCAAGTAATGGATTTAAGCAAACAAACTCTATCTCTTCGTGTTGATTATGCTAATAGTGCAACAGTTCAAAAACTATTTAACAATTATGTTTATGGTATGAAAAGAATTATAATTAATAAAGATGGTGTTTTAGTTGTTTCTTAAAAAAGTTTTTAGTATTAGTTTTATTTTTTAATTTATTAATTTTTTTATTAAAAATATATTTATAATTAATATATTTATAAATATTATACTATTATGTCTTCCTTTAACGTTATCGATGTAGAGAAATTCGAAGTTCTTCCTAACAATCAACCTAATAACAATACCTATTCTTTTAGAGGTGGTAATCCTATTATTTCTATAAGTGTTCCAAGTCAAGCAAAACTACTTCGTCCTTCTAGTGTTAGAATCAACGGTCGCCTCCGTATTAATACTGCTATTGGTGGTTTAGTCGACCCAAATGATTTAAAAGGTGCCGGAGCGGTGGATGTTAAAATGAATAGTAGAGTGGGGATTAATGGATTTATACAAAATGTTAATATTAGTTCTGAAGCAACTAATCAGACTTTAGAATCAGTTAGACAATATGGAAGACTTGTTAATCATATTCTTTCTAATACTAGTAGTCCTGATGATTTCGCTAGTAATAAATCAGTTACATCTCTTATGACTGCTAGAAGTGATTCTACTGCTAATCTTGGATGTAATGATGTTGATTTTAGTATTCCTCTTTATTGTGGTATGTTCCAAGGGGGTAATCCAATACCGCTTTCAAGTAATGGAGTAAACGGTTTAGTTATTAACTTAGAATTAGCATCTGATAATCAAGCGTTATTCGGTGCTAACGCTGGAGACGGTGCCGGTGCCTTTTATGAAATTAGTAATGTTAGTTTAAGTGGAGATTACTTAATTCCTGATGAAAAAGGTATGGCTCAGTTATCCGTGCCTGGGTCGGGTGCCTTTCAGTATAATAGTTATTCTTCTTTATACTCTGTTATTAATTCTAGTGATGCTACTCAGACTTACAATTTAGCAAATAGTAATGTTTTAAGTATTATTCATTCTTTCCTTCCTGTGTCTCACAGTAATAATTACGCTCAAGATTCTTTCGCTAACGGTGAATTACTTAATACAGACGGTGCCGGTGCCTACAATCAGGCGGTTACATTAAATAAAGTGTCTTTTAGTCGTGCTGGTATGAAACTCGCTTTAGACTATGAACTTGATATGGAAACTCAATCTCTTCAGTCTAGACCTGAAACACAACTTAATATCAATGCTCTTAATGCTTTTAAGGCGTATGCTAAATCAACTAAATTCCTTAACCAACCTCAAATGGATGGATTTGGTGGAAGAGATTTAATTGCTTCTTTAGATACTGTTGTTGATGGAAGTGCTATTACTGGATTCAACGCTACTTCGGGGCGACAGACCGCTCAAGAAATTGATGTTGGAGTTAGAAACTTTATTGTTGGTTTAGCATTAGATAGAGTTTCTGATGTTGGTATGAACTTTAAGGGTTCAAGTTATTCTACAAGGATTCAATCTACTTTAGATGGTAATTCTCCTAATAGTATATTTTCATATATTCTCTCTAAAAATGTTCTTCAATACTCACCAAATGGAATTCTTGTTTCTAGTTAAATTTATTTTCTTTTAGTTTTTAGTTTTTTTTATAATTAATTTTTTTTAATTTATTTATTTTTTTATTAAAAATATATTTATAATTAATATATTTATAAATATTATACTATTATGTCTGTTCCCGAGATTCTCAATGTTAAAAATAATGTTCTTCCGACTGTTTCTAATATGGAAATTAAAACAGAAATTTTAGACCCCATTTCATCTAGTGTATCTGAAGTTGTTTTTCAGATTCCTAAAAATGGTATTCTTGATGGAGGTTCCTTTGTCTCTTTAGCAATGACTGTCCCTACCGCTTTAGTTGATGCAAACGGTGAATCAAACGCTTTTCTTCCTATGACTGCTGGTATACATGGTATGATTCGTAGCGTGCAACTTACTATAGGCGGTAAAGTTATTAGTTCGACTGAAGATTACGGACACTATCAGAATATGATGAGACAATTTGAAACCCCGGAACATAGGGCGTATGTGGAACAAGTGAAAAGCGGTAACAGTTTAGATAGATTTGGTGCTGTTGGGTCAGGTCGTATTTGTCCTAAAGATTTACAAACTGTCGTAGAAGCGAATGATAACACTGGTAGACTAGTTACTCCAACTTTTATTCGTCCTACCGCTCTTGATTCTACAACTCCTGTTTTCAGTGTTAGACTTTCTACTCTAATTCCTATGATGAAGAGTATTCAACTTCCTTTATTTGCTATTAAAGAGCATGTATACCTTCGTATTCAGTTTAATTCTCAGACACACGGAACTATTGCTGGGTCTACATACGGTAATATGTGTTGTTTTGCTAATATAAATGGTGGGGGTGCTATCCCTGCTGGCGTTGTTGTAACACCTAGTCTTCCTAATATTAAATTCTATTCCGATCATCTATATTATCCTGATGCTATTATGAATCAGACACTCGCTGAAATACAATCTCAAAACGGTTTAAATATTCTTTATGAAGATTTAGTTCTCACTAATACTCAGATAGCACAAGGGGCGGCGGCTACCGCTCCTGCTATTACTACTTCTAGTGTTGAAAGACAAATAGCGGTTAGTGGAAAAACTGTTCGTGATATTATGATTACTCAGAAAAATACAGGTTCATCTCATAATCTTCTTGGTAAGTATTTTAGTTCTTGTTCTACTGCTAATGACTCATATAACTTTAGAATTAATGATAATCGTTATTATGATAGAGATATAGAAAGTCCTGGTAGAAAATACGATGAACTTTCAAAAGTTTTAAATAAACCATTATATGTTCCTTCTCAGTTATATTCTAATAATGCTGATGGTAACAAAGCGAGTGCTGATGGTGCACGAAATCAGAAATCAGTTTACATTGGAGGTATAAATACCTTTGTTCTTCCTGCTACTTTTAATACTTCTATTATTGCGAATCAGTTAGAAAGAACTTCTCACTTTATCGGTGTTGATTTAAAAACTTCTCTTAATAATCAGTTAGGTAATGGTAAAAAGATAGGTGTTAAACCAATTCTTTTACAGTATAACAGAAAAAATACCGACGGTGATAGGGGTGCTATTGAGATGAGAATTTTTAGCAATGTGGAAAGAGTTATGAAACTGCGAAATGGTGTTGTTCTTGTATCAAGTTAATTTTTTGTTCTAGTGTTATTTTTTTTATTTTTTTTTATATTTTATATAATTATATATTGAAATGTCTAAATTTATTTTATTAGAATGTAATAGAGATAGAGCAATTGATACTACTTTTGATAGTGGAAAAAAAGATATTTTTAAAAATAAGTGGACTAATCAAGTTTCTAATAGTGGTATTGTTGTAAATGCTGGAGATGTTTTAAATATTGATGAAACTATAGTTAATAGTATAGGAGCGAATATAGATGTAATGGAATTTACAGGAAAAAACAATGAGAACAATATAGTAGATAATAAAATTGCTTTAGAAGTATCTTATTATATTAATCATACTGGAAAGAATAGTGGAAATATGCCTTTAGTAGGACATAAAACATTTAGAGGAACTGGTGATTTACGAGTATTAGCATTTAATGATGGTGATTTTTCAAACGCTTATTCAGAAAACGGTCAATTATTAGCGTATACAGAACATAGGTATCAACATATGATAGCGGATAGGAGTTTAGGGGAACCTTTCTTTGGAACATTAGCAACTGATACGATGCAATATGATAATACTGAATTTTATGATAATCAAAAATTAATGGCGAATACTCAAAAAGTATTTGGGATGAAATTATTAACTAGAGGAGGAGGATTAGCAAATCAACCAAATACTGGATTTAAAGAAGGACAATTAATAACTGTTACAACTGATGACATTACAGCAACAGGAACTACAATGGAAGTTAGAATAGAATCAACAATAACAATAGGAACTATTCCTAATGTTATTGAATCTTTTTCAATTACACAATTAGGAGACAAAGTGTTTAATGGAACCGCTCCGACTGGTGTCTCTAGAATAACCTTTCCTGTAGGCGGTGCTTCTATGGGGACAGACCAAGTATATGAAGTAACACGAGTTCTTTCAGGTAATTATGAAAGTAGTGATATTAGAGAATTTGATGGAGAAAGATATTTTCCTTTACAAGTTGGATTTACAGGATTAGCGTTTTTTAATGATTCTCAAGTGAATAACGGTGAACCAAATGACCCTATTACTGCTTCTTTTGATATTGATAAAATACAATCACAACCTACATTAAGAACTAATGAAGTTGTATTAAATGTTCCTTCAGGGTTTTCTACTCCTTCTAATGTTGCTAATATATTAACTCAACAAATGGGAAAACCTGAAAAATTAAATGAAAATTTTAATAATGGTAAATTTTTAGATGTAGAAACTTTTAATTATTTTCATGATGTCAACGGACAATTTATACAAGACGGTAAACCTAATATAATCGCTAGTCAAATGTTTCAACCTCAATCTTGTAATTGGTTAAATAATGGTAAATCTAATAAAATAGGTTCTTCTTTTGTTGGTAGAAGACAACAATTTTATAGTAGTATTGCTTGGAAAGAACCGGATAGATGGACTGGTTTAGTTCCTGCTTTTAAACAATTTGCTGTTAATGCTTCTCCTTTTGATGAAAATAATGATATTGCTATTGCTAGAGGGACTCGGGCGGCGGAATTAAATGATTATGGTGATTTTTCAAGACAAGGAACTGGAGAATTTGGATGTCATGTATCTGTTATACATTCTCCAACTGTATTTGGAACTCATAATCATAATACTTTATCAAGAGGAGAATTAATTATTACAAATATTAGATATACTCAAAGAAATTTAAATAGATTAAGATTAATGAAAGAATGTGAAAAATATATGGGAGATTTATCAGAAAAAGTAGATACTGATTCTGATAACTTTAGAGAATTTTTATCAGTTAATTTAGATATTGGAATGTATGATGATGAAATGTCTACACAGGGAAAATACACACAGGCAGAAGGAGGTTCTCCTAGAACATTCACAGGACAAAAAAGGAAATTCGCAACAATAGACGAAGCAATATCTAGCGGGTTTTGTGTTATTGATACTGATGAAGGACATTTAAACGGTTTATATGGATTTCAAAGAGATTTAGAAAATATAAATAATCAAGGTCAAGAGTTATCTAATTTATGGGTTAAAAGTAGATGGAGTGAAAAATATAGATTTAAAAATTCAATAGATTCTGATGGAGATGTTATAGACCTTGGAAATGATATTAGATATTCAACTACTTTTAATTCTTTAGGTAATGATACAAAATTTAATACAACAAATACTGATATGAGACAAGTTTTTGGAAATGGATATATGACTGATGAAGGGTTTATATCAATTGATGATATGAATAATATGGCGAGAGATTTAGATTTAGCAGTTATTCCTGTTAATGTTCCTATTAATTATGCTAATCCTTTACAAAATAGCGAATGGTATGAAATTGAATTAACTGGAAAAAATCAATTACCGCCTTTTCTTGCTTTTATTGTAGGGGCGAATTATGGCGACCCTGCTACTACAGTATTTGATACAGTTAAACAATTTAGTGGAACAGGTTCACATTGGGTTTCAGATGCTTCTAATTTTAAATATGGGAGTATGTTAGGTTTCGACCCTTCTTTTTCTAGAAATAAAGCGGTTTGTATGTTAAATAATCAATTCAATGGAGGTCTTACTTTAGAAAAAAATAATTTTTTAAATTATCTTAATCTAGGTGCTGTTAATCCTCAGATAAGATTTGATACTGATTTTAGTAGATTTGGTTTAAGTGGATTGAATACTCCAACTTTTATAGGTAACGGTTTAACTACTGATGATCCTTTAGAATTTACACCTAATGATAATCCGGAACAACAAGTTATAGTAGTTGGAAGAACTAATCAAGTTTTACCATCTAGACAAAAAAACATAGGAACTAATCCTACCGGATACGACCCTGGGACTGGTGCAGGTTTTCCTCCTAAACTTTTAAATGTTTCTCAATTTAAAGACGCAAAACAAAAAGAAGCAACAATTATGGATTCACAAACAGGAGTATGTCTAGAACATTTAATTTTATTTGATGAAGAAGATAATCAAACAATAATAACTAGTAAAGATTATTTTTCAGATAATCATTATAAATATCATAACTGTTTATTAGATAAAATGGGTTTTGATTTTACAACTTTATTCCCTTCTTTTGGAGATAGAAACGCTTTCTTTAGAGATTCTTCTTTATTTAATAATAAAGACGCAACATATACAGATTCTATTCAAAATGTTACAAAACCTTTAACTACTGGAGCAAAATTAACAACTGAAATTACTCAAACTTTTAGTGTTAACCAAGAAAACGCTCCTTTATTTGATTTAGGAGGTGATATTTTAATAGACCCTATTACAGTTGATGCTATACAAGGTGAAATTACAGGAAATAAATTACCGAGTAAATTTGATTTTAGTTATCTTACAATTAATTCTAGTCTAGTATCAGAAGGAACTGATACAATATATATAGGAGGAAGTGATAATCAAAGTAAACTACCATGTATGACTTATTTAACTAGAGAAAATAATGAATCTGATTTTTTTTATCAATCTGAAAAAGGATTTAGTTTTACTGCTACAAAAGATTTTACAATAACTGATATTACAACTGATATTAGATTACCTAATGGAGATAGACCGTTTTTAGATAGTCATTCTACTGTTATATATAAAATTGAAAAACCTATTAGGTCTCTTCCATTGGATACACAACCTATTCCTACTCATACTAAACCACATAGTAGAAAGGAAGAAGAAGATAGAAGTAAAAGGAATAAAGAGAGGAAATAAAATATTTATATAATATAAATGGAAGAAGCAAAAATATATAGGAAAAAATATTATGAAAAAAATAAATTAAAAATTCAAGAATATCAAAAAAATTATTATCAAAAATATTTAAAACAAAGAAGAAAGAAGGATAAATTACCACATTGGAAAGGAGAAAAACAAAAAGGACTTGAAATAATTAGTGGTGAAATTATTGTTAAATTTGATTGAATGCTATTATATTACTATTTAGTATTCACTGTTTTTATTTATGTTTTATATAAAAGAATTTTAAAATATTTATTAGAGAAAAAAATAGAAAAAAATATATTTCTATTTTATATATTAATTATGCCTATTAACTTTCCTCAGTTCGATATTGACACCGTTTCAGAAGATATTAAACCTGATTTAGAAATTATTAATACTGATTTAGAAATTGTTCCACCTGTTAAAGTGAATCCTTTTTTAGTTGAACCAAATCGCAAAGTATACAAACCTAAACCGCCATCAGAACAAAAGGAATTAAATGAGAAAATTATAAAAGAAGATAAACAAGTTGAAAAAATTAAACCAAAAAAAGAATTATCAGAAAAACAAAAAAAACATTTAGAAAAAATGAGAATGAAAAGAGCAAAAAAGAAAATTGAAAAAGTTAAAACAGATATAATGAAAACAGATAGTCAACAAGAATTTATTGAACCAACAGAAGAAGAAATAGCAGATATGGAAAAAAGTGAGTTTGATATGTGGTTGAAAAATATGGATAAATTTGAAAGAATTATGAAAAAAATGGAAATTCAAAAACAAAAGAAATTAGAAATGGAAAAAAAAAAAGAAGAACTATTAGAAGCAAAATATAGAAAGAAATTTGAAATGGAACAATTAGAAAAAACAGCAAAAAAACAACAAGAAGAAATACAACAACCTAAAATTAATATATTACAGCAATCTGATAATCCGTATGACTCCATGTTTCAATAATTTTTAACTAGAACAAATTTTTTTTATTTTTAATATTTTTAATATTTTTATTATATTTTTATTTATGTATTATATTATATATTATATTATATTATGTCTCAAAATTATGCTAGTAATGCTGATTCAGTAAAAGATTTTGTTAATAACTATACCGACGAACAAATACAAGGTATGGAAGATATGACAACTAGTGCGAACACTCAATTATCTTTAAAATGGAGGGCGGAATTCGACCAAGCACACGCCAAAGCATTAGAAGAAGGGACTTTAGCAGGAGAATCATTAGGAGGTTTATTAGGAGTTAAAGGATTGTATAAAGGAGCAACTGGTGGATATAAAAAATTGAAAGATATATACAATAAAGGAAAAGAAGTTGAGAAAAAAGCAAAAGAGTTAAGAGATAAACTACAAGGTAAAAAGAAAAAGGAAGGAGAAGATGAAGATGAAGATGAAGAGGAATTTGATGGATTTGGAGAGGATGACCTAGAAGATACTGATGGTAAAATTCCTTCAAATTCAAAAGGGGATACTGGAGAAGAAGGAGACCAAGATACCTCAGAACAAACACCTGATTTTAATGATGATGATTTAAAACGAGGAGAAGATAGACAAAAAGAGGGAGAAGGTGACGATGAAAATGATTTTGAGGATTTAGGAGATGATGATTTTGACGCTCAAGGTGCTTTAAGTGATTTAAGAAAGACTTTAAATGAAGGAGACGATGCCGAAGGGGATTTAGCAGGTGATTTAGAAGATAGTGCTCCTACTGCTGAAGAATTAGGGTCTTTATTTACTGGATTAAAAGGTAGTGTGAGTGCAATGAGGAAAAAACTCCAAGAAGAAACTGGAGATGATGATGAACTAGGAGATGATGTTGGTAAGGATATAGATGATTTCGAAGATTTTAGTGACGAACAAATGTCCGATTTTCTTAAAAAAAGAGGATTTTTTGATGATGATGAAGATGAAGATGAATCAGGTGATTTAGATAGACAAGATGTTTCAGAAGGTAATACTAGTAATCTTGGTGAAACAGATATGGGTGGTAATCCTGGAGGACAAACACCAAGTAGACCACAGTTACAAGAAGGAGATGATCCGGATGCTTCTGATACAAGAGGTAGAGATGATACTGATGAATTTGGTGATGATGCTGAAGAAGATTTAGGAGAACTAGGAGACGAAGAGGGAGCAGGATTTTTAAATACTTACGCTGGTAATATTGCTAGTAGAGTGGCTGCCCGAGGTGCTTCTATTAGAAATGCTACTAAAGGTGCCTATAAATATTTAACTAAATATTCTGATGGTAGTGTTAAAAAAGGGAGTGAAGATGCGGATGATGATGATGATGATAAAGGAGATAACGAAGGAGATAAAGGGGATGACGGTGACGCAGATGGTTTAGAAGATGATTTAGGAGATGAATTAGGAGCATTAGGTGAAGATGCTGGTAGTTTAGGTTTAGATTTAGCAATAGGTGCCGTTCCTGTGCTAGGTGAAGTCGCCGCCGTAGGGTTTGGTTTATATGAAGGGTTTAAATCTGTTTTTGATATATTTGACCCTTCTACTCCTGCTCCTCCTAAACCAAAAGTAATAGGTTCTACTATAAGTGGTGGAAATCCTCTTAATATAGGACAAGATTCAGGTATTGCTTCAAAATTAACTAGTGGTATACCTACCATGGATGACGTTCAAGATGTTTCAAGTTCTTTATCCTTTTAGGTTTTTATATATTTTTTTTATATTTTATATAATTATATAATTATTATGTCTAGTAACAATTCAGAAATAAATTCTCAAGAATATGTTGAATTATGCGATCAACTAAAAACAATGAATGAAAAAAGAGAAAGAGAAGTTATTGAAATTAAACAACAACTATTAACATATAAGAAATTTGCTATTACTTGTTATGGATTAAGTAGAATAATAGGGAATTTGATAGAAGAAGCAACTGCTGATTTACAAATAAACAGTATCTGTGATTGTTTTAGAAGTTTTTGCTCTGAGTTTATAGACCAACAAATATTAAGTTTCACAGAAAATCATTATTAATTTTTATCTAGTTAATTTTTTTAAAAATAAAATATTGAGAATAAATATATATTATTAAAATATGGATTTTTTAAAATTTAAAATAGAGAAAAGTAGAGATATTAAGGAGAATAGTTTAAATGCCTATCTAATTAGTATTAAAAAGTTAAATGAATTTATTACAGGAAAAAAAGAATTTGAAAGTATTTCATTTTTAAAGAATGAAGAAAAAGTTTTAGAAAAGTTGAAAGAATTAAAATTAACTACTCAGAAAAATTATCTAGTAGCAATTATTGTTGCACTATCTTCTTTTAAAGATAAATACAAAGATGATTTAGTAAAGTATAGAAAAAGACTAGATGAATTAAACGAGGTCTATAATAGTGAAATAAAGAAGAATCAAAAAACAGAAAAACAAGATAAAAACTGGGTAAGCATGAAACAATTAAGAAAAGTAATGAATAGTTACAAAAATGATTTAACTGAAAGAGGAGTATTTGGAAAAGATAGAGATGAAGTAAGTAAAAGGGAATATGATTTATTACAAAGGTGGATTGTTTCTAATTTGTATTTAACTGATGATAATCCACCTGTAAGATTAGATTATGGAAATATGAGAATTATTTCTGAAAAAGATTATGATAAATTAAAAGATGAAGATTTAAAAAAAAATTATCTAGTTGTAAAAAATAGAAATACAAAAACTTTTAGTTTTGGTAATTACAAAACAGATAAAACTTATAAACTTAAAAAAATTAATGTTGGAAAGAAATTAAATAGTGTTTTAAATATTTGGTTAAAATTCAATAAAAATGGATCGTTATTATATGATACAAAAGGAAATCCAATGACAGCAAATGGATTAGGTAAATATATTAAAAAAGTATTTGAACCAACTGGAAAAGATGTTACTGTGAACCTTTTGAGACATGTAGCAATATCTGAAAAGTTTCCACCACAAGAACAAACAGCAAGGGAAGAAATGGCGGATAAGATGATGCATTCAAAGGAAATTCAATCTGACTATTCTAAGAAATAAAATTATATCTGAAATATTTATACTAGAATAAAAAAAAAAATGAAAATGAAAATAAAAAGTTTTATAAAATATATAATCTGTAAAATTACTTGTTGTAATAATACTTGTATGAATATAAAGGAAAAAGAAGAAGAAACAAAGGAAGATTACTATATTGAGATTAGTTTTGTATGAAGAAAAGTTGCTATTTCTCAAAAAGGTTGCGATTTCTTAAAATAAAATAGCAACCTTTTTAGAGTGGTGTTTTTTATATTTTGTATGTATTTTTTAAAAAGGTTGCTAAGTTGCTATTTTATTTTGAATTGTTATATTTTAATATTTTCTATTTTTACTACTTGTTATAATTTTCACAAAAAAAAACATCTAGTGATAATTTCTACAGTCTCTAATATTTGAAAATTTTCCAAAAATCAATAAAATCGCAACCTTTTTAAAATCTGTGTTATATCCTCAGTGTTTCACGGTCAAAATGAAAATAATAAGGAAATATAAAATCGCAACTTTTATCAAAATCGCAACTTTTAGCAACTTTTTCTTTAGAAAAGTATAAAATAAATAATGTGTTTATTTTTTATTAATTTAAATATTTAGAATTAATATATATTATAGTTATTAATTAATTTCAAAATGTCGTATCATAAATTTTCTGAAAAGTTGGATGTTTCCAAAAGTGTTTTTTTAAAATCTTTAAATATTGATGATTTAATTGATTTAGTTTGGAGTGAAGATGAATACAATAAGGATAATGAGAAATGGAATAAAGATACTTATATTAAACAAATAGGAGAATTTCTAACTAAAGTAATTAAAAAGAATGGTATTATAGATAATCAACAATACAAATATAGTTCTATATTAAAAGATAAAGGAAGACAATATATTAAAAGATTTGGTATTCAATCTTTACAACATGACCTAAGAGATTTTTTAATTAGACATAGATATTTTGATTTAGATATGGTTAATTGTCATCCAAGTATTTTAAACTATCTAGTTAAAGAATGGTTTCCTAATAGTGTTTTTCCTAAATTAGATTATTACTGTAATAATAGAGATGAAATTTTAGGAGATAATAAAGATGTAATTAAAAGACAAATTTTAACTGCTTTGAATTGGGATAAACCAATTAATTCAGATAATGATTTTCTTAATGAACTAGATAAAGAATTTAAAATAATACAAGAATCAATTTATAATAAATCAGATATTGGAATAGATAAAAAAAGAATGAAAAAAGAAAATCAAAAAGGTTCTTTTATTGATAGAGTTTTAACAATATATGAAAATAAAATTTTGATGGAATGTTGTGAATTAATAGGTTTTGATGATATTGGTGTTTTAATGTTTGATGGTGTTTTAGTAGGTATAAATCGTGATAAAACAGTCATATTAAAAATGTTAAACGATCATTGTTTAAAGTATAATGTTAAATGGATTTGTAAAGAAATGAAAAATGATATAGAAGAAAGTGATATTTATATTAAATATTTGGAAGATAAAGAAAAAGAAGAAGAAAGAAAAGAAATGGAAGTGAATGAAAGAAATCTTCTATCAATGAAAGAAACACTAGAAACAGCAAAAGAACAACAAGAATTATTAACTAGTAAATCTTATAAAAAAATAAAAACAAAATTTGAAAAAGAAAATTTTATGGTATCTAATCCTCTTCTATTTGGATGTGAAAAAGACAATCAAGTAGTATTATACAATAAACAAGATTTCTCTACAATAAGTGCTACATATCAATATTTAACAATGACAGCATTTGGTATAAAACAACAAGATTTTTTTAGTCAATGGTTAAAAGATGAAGATAAAAGAATATATAAGAATGTAGATTTTATACCTAAAACAGAAATCAAAGACGAAAAAGTTTATAATATGTTTAAAGGGTTTTCCTGTATTAATATTAAAGATTATAAAATAGATGATGAGATGAAAGAAGGATGGAAGGTATTTAAAGAATTAATAGGTGTTTTAACTAATAATGAAAAAGAATGTGAAACATATTTATTAAATTATATCGCTGATATTTTTCAACATCCTGATATAAATCCTTTAATTGGTGTTATTTTAAGAAGTAAAATACAAGGTGTAGGAAAAAATAGTTTAGTTCAAATTTTATCTAAAATTATGGATTTTGAAAGTATTCACAGTAAATATTTACTAGAAGGAGGAATGGAAGATGTAATAGGTGTATTTTCAAAAGATTTATCTCAAAAAATGTTAATAGCAATTGATGAAGTAAATTCTCAACAAGGTTTTGAAAATAATGATAAATTAAAAAAATTCATAACTGAAGAAAAAAGAAAGATAAATGAAAAAAATGTTAAATCATATCATGAAAGTAATTGGTCTAGAGTATTTGCTTTTTCTAATAATAATAATCCAATTAAATTAGAAGAAAATGATAGGAGATTTGTTGTATTCAAAGCAGGAAAACCAAAAGATAGGAGTTTTTATAATAAACTACACAGTTACAGAACTAATAAAAAAGTATTAACTTATATCTATTATCAATTAATGAATATTAATTTAACTGAATTTGATATAAAAGAAAGAGTAATCACAAAAGCATATAAAGACATGCAAAATAATAATAGGAATCCTATATATGATTATCTATATGAATTAATTAATGATGGTAAAATTAAAGAAGAATTAGAAGGTTTAATACATAAAACAACTAAGAATATATTATTTAAACCAACTCTTTTTTATAGTCAATATAAAAATTATTTACAACAAAATAATCATACATCTATATTAAAAAATTTTAATTCAAGAAATACAAAATCAATATTATTAAATATGGATATGACCTTTAAAAAATACAAAATAAATAATAAAACAACTGATTATTACTCTTTTAATCAAGAAAATTTATTAAAGTATATGATCGACAATAACCTAATAAATACTGATGAAGTAATTGAAATTGATAATGACGAATATGAATAAATTAATTAATCTAGTTTAAATAATATAAAAAAAAAATAATATATATTATATAGTAAATAAATAGAAATTAATTTTACATTATGCCTCGTTCTCAAGGAAAAAAGCAAAACTTTTATAATTATGAAGTTATTTTAGATGACAATAAAACATATTATAGAACATTAAATGATTTAACAACCTTTTTAAACTGTGCAACTTTATCAGCATTAAGAATGATTAAGGATACAGAATACAAAATGAAAAAATTTAGAGATAATAGTTTAGTTATTAAGAAAGTTAAAAAACCAATTTTTAATAAAGTAGTTACAATTGAAGAAATTGAAATAGTATATTAAGATACTATAAAATTAATTTTTATTTATTTTTTATTAATTTAAGAATATCATACTAGATAATAGTATAGTTATTAAATCAATCATGGAGTCAAAAATTCAAGATATTATAAATCGTTCTATTTCTTTTGTAGATAGGAATAATCATTTTAATAATGATGTATTGATAAACTTATATGAAGAAAGAAAGGAATTATTAAAAAAAAGAGATACTAAATATCAATTAATTCAATCTACTATTAATAATGATTCATCATTAGAAAAAATATTAAAATATATATACAAAAAATCAAAATCTACTACTTATGAAAATTTAGAAAGAAAATTTAAAATATATTGTAATGAAAACAATATAGTATTTGATGATTTTTTAGAAAATATGGAGTTTAAAGGGGTTATAGACCAAGGAAAATATAATGTAGAAGGATTAGATGGAACTAATAGTTTTTTTGAAAATGAAGAAGAAGAATTAATATTAGAAAAAGTTAAATTAATTATGAATCAAAATACTAAATATTATTGTTTTTGTAACGAACACAATTCAGGAAATGGATTAAGATATTTAAATATTTTTAAGATAAATGAAAACTATTTTATTATTGGATCTAGTTGTATTGAAGAAATCCAATTATTTATGGAAGACAAAAAATTTAAAGATAAAGTAAAAAAAAACTTATTAAAAATGAAAAATAGTATGACTAAATGTTTAAATAAATATTTATTATCTAGATACATAAACGAATTTAATCAAATATTAAAAGATTTAGATAAAACAAGAACTGAAATTGAATTAACATATAACGAAATAAAATTAAAAAGACAACAACAAGAAGAAAGAGATGAAGAATCAAGAAGACAAAGAAGACAAATTCAAAAAGAAGAATATGAAAGACTATTAAAAGAAAAAGAAGAAAGAGAAAAACAAAGGATTGAAGAATTTAGAAGAATTAAAAAAGAAGAAGAAGAAATAGAAAAAAAGAAAAAAGAAGAACAAAGAAAACAAGAAGAAAAAATTGAAATGTTTAATAAAAGAATTAAAAAAGAAGAACAAAAAATATTACAAGAAAAATATAAAAAAGAATTAGAAATTGAATATCAACAAAAAAAAAAAGAAGTAATAAAAAAAAATTTATATTATAAATTACATTCTTCTATTGTTAAAGAAGAAAAAATAACAAAAGAAGATATTAACAAAGTTAATAATATTTTAGATAAAGATGATATAAATTATTTAATAAATTTAATAATTAGAACAAAAAAAATAAGAGAAGAAAGAGAACAAGAAAGACTTGAAAAAGAAGAAGAAGAAAAAGAAAAAAGAGAAAGAAATCTAAAAAGAAGAACTTATGAAAGAGACCAAGTAAATAATTGGAAAGAATGTAAAAAAGACCCTAAAAAATTTGGAAAAATTAGTTTAGACCTATATTTAAGACATAATTTAAATTAATCCTTTTTAGAATCTAACTTTTTTGCTTTATTGTGTGCTTTAGTGAAACTATCACCTTCTTTCATAAATTTTTCCATATTTTTTACATGCTTACTTTTCATTCCACCTTTATGTAATTTAGAATGTTCCTTTAGTTTTGCTAATTGTTTTTCTGTTAATTTCATTTTATAATATTTAGTAATATTTTTTTTAACTAGATAATTTTTTTATTATATTTTCAATTCCTAATTTTTTAATTAATTCTTTTAATACTTTACAATATTTATTATTACATACTTCTTCAAAAGAATAATAACAATTACAATAAACACAGTTCATATTTAATATATTATTTATAAATAAAAATGGTAAAAACTTATAAAAATAAATTTAATGAAAAATATGGGTTTCCTAAAGATAAATCTCATTCTTTAACTGAGATAAGTAAATTAACTGGATATGAATTAAAAGGACTAAAGGGAATAGTTAAGAAAGGAGAAGGAGCATTTAAAACAAATCCTCAATCAGTTAGACCTCAGGTTAAAAGTGCTACACAATGGGGTATTGCTAGAGTATACAGTGCAGTAATGGGAGGAAAAGCGAAAAAGATTGATAAAGATTTATTAATAAAAAAATCTAAATAAATAATAAAATGGATAAAAAGGAATTATATAAACCTTTCAAATCAAAAGCAAAAAATAAAAAGTATTCTGTATATGTTATGAAAGATGGTAAAAAGAAGTTAATACACTTCGGGGATAGCAGATACCAACAATTCAAAGATAAACTAGGAGAATACAGTAATTTAGATCATAATGATAAGAAAAGAAGAGATTTATATTATAAGAGACATGGTAAAGCAACTTCTAAAGATAGTGCTAAATACTTTTCACATAAATATTTATGGTAAACTAAAACATATCTTTTAATTCATCTAGATTATCATTTTCATTTTTTGGATTTGGTTTTCTATATTTAATATTTTTTTTCTTTTTAGATACATTAACTTTTCCAAAAATAAATTTTGGGTCAATTGGTGTTTTTTTATTGTCTAGCAACTTTTCAGATTTTGTTATAACTTTTTTTAAACTAAACTTATTAGAAGTATATTGACTTTCCATTTCATCATTAGTTAATTTAGATATTTTTTCCATTTTTAATTATTAATTTATAATTATATTTTTTTTTTATTTATAAATAATATATCAAACTATATTAAATATGTCTTTAATATCTCTAAGCAGTGCTGATGGTAATCATCGAGCGTCACAACAACCTTTTAACTTCAAAAACAACTTCAATCAACCTATTGTTATAAAACCTAATAGTCAAGTATGTTTAGTTAATTTTTATCATTTCAGAGATGATGAACTATACAATATAACAACTGATAATAATAGAATAGGATTTAACTTTGGTGATCCAACAACTAATGGTAGATGGTATGCCTATTTACGTCCTTCTATTTATACTGGAAGCGGTTTATCAACTGAATTAGCAAGAGCATTAAATGAAGCAAATATCGCCTTTCAAAATTATACTTTTACTTCTACTTTTACAATAGGTAATAGAAATGCTAGTCCTCCTTTAAATGATATATTTACTATAACTTTTGCTTCTGTTACATTACCTGATACAATTGGTGGAAGTTGGACTAACTTTGAAAGTGTAGGAAACAATACAATAACAGTAGATAATACTGCTGATGAATATACTTCTATTCAAACTGTTATAGATAATAATGAAGATAGACATATTTCATTTTTTGAAAATGGTATTCTTAATCATGAGGGTTTTGTAGAAGCGAGAGGATTTTCTAAATATGGAGGATTAAATAGTGCCGGTGCCGGTGATGGTATAAAAGCAGATGATACAAGATATTTAAAATCATTTAAAGGTCAATCACTAGACCTATATCCTCTTTCAAGAATAAACGTTAATAGTAATGATGAAAGAGTTAAATTTAGTCCTGATAGACCTTTAATAAGAGTATCTTTTGAAAGTGCTAAAATTGTTATTAAAGTTTTAGATTCTAGAAGAAATACTCTACAAAGTAAAAGAACTATATCTAATCCTGGATTAATGAATATCGAAACTGTTTTATTTACTAATGAGGATAGAAAAAAAGAAGTAATGTATGGGTGTAAGATAATTAAAGATGGTGCTTTTGAATTCGCAGTTCAGTTGTCAGTTTCTCTTGATGGTGGGTTAAACTGGGTTATTCCAACTGAAGCAGATGACGCAGGAACTGTTTATGGTGTAAACCCTAATGATAGATGTCCTTTTTTCCTTAATACAAGAACTATTAATGGAATTGACTATGATGGTATAATTTATAGGAGTGGAACGAATAGAATGCCTTTGGCGGCGGGTGGAAATAATAATTCTCTCAGTGCTACAAATAGATTAACAAAAGTAAGAGGAAAATTTGTTCCTTTTATACAAGGTACAAGAAGTTTATTTCCAATTAAACTAGGTGAAGTTTTTACTACTTTTGAATTAGAAACAGTTGTTACAAGAGTTAATTATGGTGGAGGAGGTTCTAACTATGAAATAGAAATTACAGAACATACAGAAGATAACGGGTTTTCTTACAATATGACAGCAGGAGACCAACAAGGAACACCAATAGCAAATGAAAGTATACCTGCTAACTGGAATAATACAGCGTTAAAAGAGAATCTAACTAAAAACGCAATGGGATTAGTATATGATATACATGCTGATAAAACTGACCCTGTGAGTGCTGTAATTGGTGAATTTCATTTTGATAGACGTTCTATTAATAATAATCAATTTGGTAATTTTTCTTTAAGAAGTTTAGATGGAGCAACATTTGAAAATAGTCCGGATGTATTTGGTATTGCTGTGCCTGTTGCCGTGCCTGCTACTGGTAATAGAAATATGATTGTAGAAGTTCAAGGTGTATACAATTCTGAAAATAGAGTTGTTAAACATCAACACAATCAATTAGCAAAATCAGAACACAGTAAAGATAACGCTCCTTTAGAAGATGGAGATACAATAGAAGTTACACGATTAGGAGCGGATTTATCTTTAACATCAGTTATTCTACTAGATAGAATTAATCAACTAACAATAGATAATTTAACTCCTCAAGTGGCGAGTGCTTCTCCATATAGATTAACTGCTAATACTATGAGCGGTAATATAGGGGCGTTATTAGGTTTTAATGAAGTTGTAGAGGATTTAGTAGCAGGAACTACTGGAACTTATACTTCTGATACAGCAACTAAAGTAATTGTTAAAGATACAACTTTACATATTAGTATCCCTGAATTATCAGGTGTAAAATCTTTTGAAGGTGAATCTAGTCAAAAATATAAAACAATAAAAGTAATTCCAAAAAGTGATTTTAGTGTTGATAATCAAAATGGATCATTATCATTCACAGCAAACTATCAAGATTATATTGATATTAACAACGCTCAAGAATTACAGTTATCAGAATTAACTATACAAGTTAGACAACCTGATGGAATTCTAGCAACAAATCTGAAACCTGATACAAGATGCACTATTAAGATACAACCTAAACAAGATGATAATATGAAAAAAATGGAAAAACTTTTAGATTTAATGGAAAGAAGTATGTCACAGAATCAGAAATATATAGCGGATACTTCAAATCCTGCTCTTACTTATACTTAGTTTTTTTTTAAACATTTAAAATATATTTGTTTATTATATAAATAAATAAAAAAAATGACTAGAGGAATTAATAACAGTTTTTTTAGATTTAGAATTAGAGAAATAGATACTCAAGGAAATTTATTAGAAACTCAATATTTTAAAACTTATAAAGAAATATGTGAGAAATATAATTGTTGTAGAGGAAGTATTTATAGAATAATAAAAAACCCTTTAGCAAAAACAACTTTACCTTTTAAAGTAGAAAGAGTTCATATTCATACAAGTGCGATAGATTATATTTAGTAAATTTAAAAACAAATTATAATATCTAGTTAAAATAATAATTATGACAATTCATATTAGATACGCTACAAAGAAACAATACTTAGTAGAACAATTACAAATCCATTACGGTAAATACAAATGGGATAAGTATTGTAATATTCCTCTTGATTATTTAAAAGAACAATTATACAATGGACGTTACGATAACGTTAAACGGGAAACTACTACACGAAATCGTAACAAAAGAGTAAAGGCATATATTTTAAAGAGAATAGAGGATGAAGAAATAAAAAAAGATTTAAATATTGGTTATGTAGATTTATCATAAAAAAATATCATTATTTTTTTATTTCATGAAAAAAAAATGATATTTTTTCTTATTTTTATATTTTTTCTTTCTAGTGATATATATTATATATATTGTTTTTATTGGATTTATGCTAGATTTATATAGGAGATATACCTTTATATAGTAAATCAAGAATAAATTTTAAAATTGATGCTACATTTAATAAGACTTATATTAAATATAGCATAAATCCAATATATAGCATATATCCCTTATATATTCCTTATATATCCCTTATATAATAACTATCCTAATACAACTACCTATAACAGCAATATGAAAAAATAATGATATTTTTTTATGAAAAAAAAAATTATTATTAAAAATTCTTACTAGATAAAAAATTTTCAATATTTTTTTATTTAGAAAGTTTTTTTTTTAATTCTTCTAATACTGATTCATTCGGATTAATATAGGTCTCATCTCCAAAAGAAACTTTTTTACTTTCTTCTTTCTTTTCCTCTTTATCAAGTTTTCCTTTTATAATATCTATCTTATTATCCATTTGTTTTTTATTTCTAATACAAACCTTAGTGATAATATTTTTTATCTCTTCTCTTCCATAACACTGAAGGATACGTTTAATATAATTACAATCAGAACACATATAACTAGTAATAACAGTGTTTTCATTACAAAGATAACACAAAAAAGGCATAATGTTTATTTATAATTAATAATAATATTTTAAAAATAAAATGTAAAATAATATTATAATTAAATTAAAATGTCTAATCTAGGTGAATCTCACGATGCTATTCATAATCATCACTTAAGTAATAGAGCGGAATTAACTAAAATAAGAGTTAATACTTGTGTTAAAAATGATAAGGTTAAATTAACAAGTCCTTCAGGTATTTCTGTTTATGCTGATAGTCAAACCCCTACTGTTGATGAAGATGATCGAGATGGATGGCTTTTTAAAAAGGCTGGTTCAGATACTGCTAAATTCAATTATTATTTTTATGGAACAGGTTCACATCCTTTTTCTTTATCTAGTCTTAAAAATGTTAATGTAACTTGTTCTATTGATAAATACGATGATAGTGCTAGTCTTCCATTCATTGTTGTTTATACTAAAATGACTGGTGTAGGAGATAGTGGAGCATGGTATAAATCGAAAATCGCTTATACTTTAACATCAAGTGATAAAATTATTACTGGTGAATTAGTAAATTTATATTGTTTAGAAAATCCTAATTTAAATAATGGATTAAGAGATATTCAATTAACGAATCTAGTTACTACTGGAACTGCAGACCCTTCTGAAGAAATACTAACTATATCAGTTCAAAGTGATTCAGGTTCTTTAATAAATTCAAAAATATTAGTTTCTAATGTTGGATACAATTTGAACGATGAAATTAAAAGGAATATTAAATTAATTGTGTAATAAACAATTTTATTTTTTTTGTTGTTTTTTTCTTAAAAAAAATATATTTAGAATTAATATATTAATTATGACAATTATTTACAAATTTCAATATAATCAAGATATTTATATTGGTTCAACCAATAAGACATTAAAACAAAGAGCAATGGAACATAGAGACTGTTTACATAGACAAGGGAGAATACATACTGATTTTTATAAATACTGTTTAGAAAATCAACTAGAAGATATTTCAAATAAAGAAATCTTTTTTAATTGTTTTTCTGTTTTAGAAGAAACAAATACTGAATTAGATTTTTATGGAAGAACATTTATAGAACAAAGATATATGGATGAATTAACACCTAATTTAAATATGCGAAAAGCATTTCTAACAAGAAATTAAATAACACAAAATAATATATTAGTATTACATATATTTAGAAATGGAAAACTTAGATGAGTATATGGATGATTTAACTATTTTACCTGTTAAACCAAGAGAAGTAGTAAATACAGTTAAACTACATCCTTCTTTACCTGATATAAATAAAGGTTGTTGTATCGTTGATGTCGCTAAACCTAGAAGTGGAAAAACAAATAGATTAGTTAATTATTTACAAAATCCTAATTTTTATCAAGGTAAATTTGATGCTGTATATATCTATTCTTCTACAATGTCAAACGGTGATGATACAGCAAGATTTTTATATGATGAATACGGAGATACAATATATTCAGAATATTCTGATAGTCATTTACAAGGTATAATAGATTATCAAGATTCAATTCCAAAAGTAACTAGACCAAGAATCGCTTTGATATTTGATGACTTTATTAGTTTTACCAATATTAAAAGAAATTCTTTAATGTTTAAAATTGCTTCTAGTTACAGACATCATAACATAATGTTATTATTATACAATACTCAGCAAATGAAGTATTTGCCTCCGATTGTGAGAGCATGTGCTAATTATGTTATTCTTTCTCAAAATAGTAATCTTAAACAAGTAGAACAATTTTCAGAAGAATACGGTAATGTATACGGAGTAGAAAAGTTCAAAGAGATATACGCAGAAGCAACTTCTATACCATATGGGTTTTTATACTTAGACTTATACGGATTTACAGGAAGTAATAATAAACCAAAAGCATATCAAAACTTTACTAAATTATTATATGAAGCCCCTATTAGTTATAATAAAACATTAGACCCTAAAATTTCAAAAAATAAAAAAAATCAACTAGAAACAATTTCAGAAGAAGATTCTGATTCCGAATAATTATTTAATTTAAATAATTTTATCTAGTAATAATTATTTACAAAATGGATAAATTAATTAATTTGAA